GGGGTACAAACTGGGGGTACATACCCAAATTTAACTGTAGCTGGAACAGATGCAACAACAAGTGCAAAAGGGGTTGCCTCTTTCTCATCATCACATTTTAGTGTAGCTAGTGGAGCTGTAAGTATTGCAGCAGATTCTATTGATGACACACTAATAGACTTTGGAACTGGAGCAAATCAAGTAAACACAGATGATTTACCAGAAGGTTCTAGTAATTTATACTATACAGCAGAAAGAGTTGATGATCAGGTAAACACATTAATGACTGCTGGAAGTGGTATATCACTTACTTATGATGATGCTGGAGGCACACTTACTGTAGCTACAACATCTAGTGGTATTGGTTTATCAGATTTTAGTGTTACTGATGCTGGAGGAGATGGTTCATTAAGTTATAATAATTCAAATGGT